AATTTATAGTTCCTATTATAGGAACTGTTTTCGGCGCGGTCTATGATTAAGTTGATTTGATGATATAAAAGGGGCATATATGAAACCAACAACCTGATCAATTTTAAATGGATCGGCATACCTAAACATCCATTCTTTGCTATATGTAAATGTAGAGTCAATAAAATTTTTAAAATCTTTAATGTCTCTATTAAAGACGTCAATTTTTATTATTTTAGACCCGGTTCTCCAATCCTCATAAAACATTTTAGAATATATATGTATATAAGATTTTGAAGAACTATTAGATTCCATAGTTTGTACGATTTGGGTCCCCCTTGTCACTCTAATTTTACTTATATCTTCGATTGAGTAGTCCTTAATTGATGGACCTTCGTTAGCAAAACCATTCATTACTACGATCATAACATTCCTCCTTAAAATATAAACTTTGAAAACCTTAGAGTCCATGTAAATATATTACACAGACTCTATAAGTTTTGTTACTCATTTGTTCAATTTCTAAAGTTTCTTCATAAACTTCCTTGAATAATAAACCTGTATCGCCAAACATGCTCCATAAAAAAATGCTAACATTTTAACGATAGTCTTATCTTTACTTTTTGCGTCCATAATAATCCTCCTTAAAAATTAATAGTTTCCATTATAGAGAGTGAAAATCCTGCGAATCTAAAAGAAATATAGGTCATGTAATTTAATACATAACCTATAGATTTATTAACGGTTTCTAACTCTCCTTCTCTTAGATGGTTTAACGTTAACATTTACATATTCCTTTCTTGGTCTATCTTTTATTTTTTTAACCATAGGTAAAAATAAAAAAACAAACACAAACAATATAATTGCATAAATCATAACATTCCCCCTTAAATATAAATTATTAGTTTCCATTATATAAGGAGTAAAATGTGCGATTTAGAAAAAGATAAAGGGCATGTATGTTGGCATACAAGATCCCTTCCCAGCGATTCCGTGCAGATCCACTCGCCCGCCGGTGTTGCAACTCACACGGTTACGTCAATTTCAGTCACGATCAACTGGAGATTAATATCTTTCCATTATACAGTATGAAAAATCTGCGAGAAAAAAAAGAGCCAATGTAAATATATACATTAGCCCTAATTTTTTTAATCGATAAATATAACATTTTTTACATCTATTTTGTCGTTAAAAAATGCAGCGTAGATACCTGAAGTGCACATTAAATAATCATTTTCTTTGAATTTGTAATTCAAGAAACAATCATATACAATAAACACATCGTCTTCTCTGTGAATCGTAACTCCTCTACATGTATAGAGATTTACAAAATTTTCTATTTGTTTTTCATCACTCCAACCAAAGTTCCCTCCGATTAGACAAATGTCAAAATTAAATTTGTTTATCTCCTCAGTAAATTTTTGGTACAAATCACCTCCGAATTCAATGGGATCATAGTAATGATATGTTCCATCTTCCTCATCAATAAAACAATTATCAAAACTGCAAAACAATCTCTTCATACTTTTTTCCTCCTTAAAATATAAAAAATAAATATTTCCATTATATAAGGAGTATTTTATGTGGAATTTAGAAAAAAAATATACCGCATGTAAATTAATACACACGGCATATGTTCTAGAATCTCAAACTTACTAATCAAGGTTCATACTTAATTTAAAATTTGTTATTTGTCCAATTATCTTCTGGTATCTATACCTGGATATTAATGACGCCTTATAAAATGAACGTACAGCATCTTCAAGCTTTATTACTGTCCTATTTTCAATAATTTTTTCCTCGGATGACCCGATAAATTCTTGATAAATAGGTAATAATTCGCATATCAATTTTGTACTTTCATATCGCTCGTCTTCTACACCCATTCTAAGTATTTTTAGAATCTCAGAATTAAGGTCAATAAATAACAATACACTCTTAGCATTCATTTCCATAATAAAATCCTCCTTAAAAAGTTTTTAGTTTCCATTATATAAGGAGTAAAATATGCGAGTTTTTTACTTTACTTCAACAAAGGTCTCTTTAGCTTCTGCTGGCAATTTCTCGATATACTCTTTCATTCTTTTAACGCCGTCTTCAATAAGGTCTGATATCTGCTTCTTTGTAAATATAAGTTTAACGATTGCCGGTAGTCGATCGTATAACCAAGTCATTACTGCCGCAAACTTAGCTTGACCAGTCTTTGATCCAAATTCCTGTTCAGCCTTAATTACAAGGTAAAATACGATATCCTTAACATACTTCTTATACCCTAATTTAATTAAGGCTAAAATAGCAATTAAAAATATAATCACTGTTACTATACTGCTCCAATACTGATTTACAAAATTCATAAATATAACCTCCATTTTTTTTTGAAAAGAATATACCGCATGTAAATTAATACACACGGCATACTATTACTATTACTATTACTATTTCTTTTTCTTTTTAGCCAGTTCAAAATATTTAAAAAACTCATTGTTAAATTTAAACCATTCATCATCGCCAAATATATTTTCGTCTCTCATCTGATGAATAAATCTTGATACCGCTCTAGCATCTCCAGTTGACCCAATCCCATCAAAGATGTTATTGAATCCAACCAGAGCGTTAAAAGCTACATCATCCATTTTTTCATCGCTATAAGTTCCATAAAATAACCTCATGAAGTCCAATTCAAATTTCCTAACAAAATCTTTTTTAAACATAGCATTTCCCTCCTTAAAAATATAAATTATTAGTTTCCATTATATAAGGAGTATATCATGCGAAAACCTTAGAGTCCATGTAAATATATTACACAGACTCTTAAGTCTCAGAATCTTAAATTACTTTCTAAGTCCTTTAATTCTGCAAAATCTCTTTAAGTTTCCATAGAAATTATAATACTCTTCGCCCGATATATACCCATCAGAACAAAGATTAAGCAGACCTTTCTCGAGTTCAAATCTATTCATAGTAGTTCCATTACCATTACTAATGGCATTGAAATTCACCATAATATCTTCTAATCTCTGATCAAGATCATTACTTTTACCTTTGTTATCAAAGTACATTTCAAGCATCGCCTTATTCATTTTCTTTACGAAAACCTCATCAAAAATTTTAAACATAACATTCCTCCTTAAATAAAAGTTTTTTAGTTTCCATTATATAAGGAGGAAAATATGCGAGTTTTCTCATGCCTTCTTTAAGTCTGATTTCCTAACATAACTTAGTATTTCTTTAAGAAGACACTGATCTCCAGACATTTTCTGAACTGTATATGGGCCACCTTTTTTAACCCAATCTGGAATATGCTGTCCAGTAGCATAATGGTTTCCTGTTATTTTCACTTTGTCTCCGACAGAAATACCCCCCGGGGAATTTTTAGGATTCAATGGTATCGGTGTTCCTTTTGGAACATCTTTACTCTTCTCTTTTATGAGATCTCCTACTTCCAGCATTGTATTTACATGTTTAACAATATCTGGATGTTTACTCATGAGATATTCTCCAGGACATGCCTTATTTTTGAACCAGCGATGAACTGTCATATTCTGCTTGTCAACCTGACCAATAAGCTTTGGATCATTTTTCCATCGGAGTCCATTCATCCAAGGATGTCTCTTACAAATATCCGCTAGAAGTAATTCAAGGCTTTTAAGAGCTTTATCAGTTACAGCATATGGCGGCTTATTATCTGAAGCTACTTCAATAGTTATAGCTCGTGTATCATTAGCAGCATCTGAAGTGCACCAACTTCTTTTATTCTCAGGAACATATCCATAAATAGTCCCATCAGAACCAATGCCATAGTTTGAAGATGCCTGAACCTTAGCATTACTAAAGAATTCTCCACATCTTTTTGCAGTTAGGTTTCCCGCCATACAATGTATTGATATTGTATCTTTCTTTGTAGAGGTTGGTATTGTAGAACAATTAGGAGATAATATAACTCCTTTTACTAGTGGACTAAAACCTTCCATTTTGAAAGCTACCTCCTATTCTGGTTTCTCATTGTTGTTTGATAATTCATCCAGCATCTCATCTGTTAGAATCATCTCTTCATCTGTTGGGTTTTCATTAATCTTTACATCTTTATTTTCAGCCATTCTCAACATCCTCCTCTTCTATTGGCGGTTTCTCAGGAATATGGAGATCATCCTCAAGGCCTGAAACTAGTAAGTTATCACCCTTAAGGATCTTTATTTTATTCTCCAACTTAGCCTTGTTATAATAAAACCCAGTTGCAGTTGCCATCTCAGCAAATACTGCCGGGATCAAATATGTTAGTGGCGACAGATCATTTGTTCGGTACATCATCACAAGCGAAAATATAACAATGACTGCAGTTGTAATTGATATACCTATAAATATCTTTTTTGAAAATTCCATTTTATTACGCAATGGTATCGCCTCCTTTCTATAACTAAACTATATAATGTTCAGTAGCCTGTGACTGAAGAAATTCGGACAGTGAAGCATTTACTAAATCGTAATCTTTTATAGCTACATCAATCTCCTCGCTAGTGATATTATTCTTTTTCAAAGCTATTGTTGTAGCATGAGCCATCTTCCCAACCGCACGAATCATATTCAGGGTTATGATTGACTCTCTTTTCCTTGCTTCTGCCCTTTTATCCCTATCTTCTTGATCGATCCGATACTGTAAATCTCTTTTATTTTCATAATTTATATACTGTCTCTGAAAATAAAATACTATTAATGCTGTAAGTATCGGAGATAGCGCAGGCATCAAATCAATAAGTATTTTCATTGTGCTCATGAAGATTTATAATATCCTCCTTTCTTGAACATGAATCTGTTAAAGATGATATAATGGAGTCTAATTAAAAATATAATCAAACCCCATTATACCTCCAGCTTCAAGAGGATTACTTATTTTCTTCCTCCTTTGTAAGCTCCTCAAGACCCATTGCGATGAGTTCCTCTTTTACAAGCTTGCGAATATACATATTGCGAACCTGATTAAGAGTGCGTCTACCAGCAATAATGAGGGTTACGTAGCAATCTACTATAGGCATAATATCACCTCCTTTCATAAATATGTTGTAAAATATTGTTAATAATATCCCAACTACTATGCCAAATATGAACCGAATCATAGATGATCACCTTCCTCAAAATCTTCAGATAACATCTCGTCGCCTAAATCATCTTTTTTTGCTGGTGTTGTGAAAGTAATCCCAGCTGTATCTTCAAGAGCTTTTACTCTCAACTTCAAAGACTCCATCTCTTCAAATATCATAATAAGAGTCTCTTTGTTAGATATGTCTTTCTTGTTGAGAGACTGTTCTGAAGATTTTAATTTATTGGAAATCTCTGAATTAACCTCATCAATTTTTGTCGAGAATTCATCATGAACATTATTAACTTCTTTTGATAAATTATACAATGAATCAATAAAGCCAATCATTATATTCACCACCTTATCTTTTTTTTTTACTTAAACTTTATTAGTTTCATGGTCAATGTTGTACTGACATCATATTGTTCTTCTCCTGTAAGCCAGAAATATCCATATTGTCCAAGTTTTATTGTTTTATAACCAAAGTTTACATTATAATCGGAGGAGTATTCTTTGTAATAAATATATATTGAGTTTTTAAAATTCTCAGGAATACAATCTTTTAATTTTTTACCACTAGGGATAGTAATATTAGTTTCTAAAACTTCAACGTCTGATCTTTTCATTAGTCTATTTGGAATGATATTAGGCATATAATTACTTGTATACCTAACTAAATGATTGATGTGAAAGTCTAAAAAGTTTTTATCTTTTGGATGATTCAACCATTTAATATATGCTTTTTTATTAGATAAGATCCCTCTAATATACATGCTTGATATATTTATAAATGAATCTATTTCTAAAAAATACTCATTTAAAAACCTATCATTTTGAAAAAGTAAGTATATAAAATAATCGTTGAAATGAAATGCAAAATCTTCGGGATTACCAATTACATCGTAATTCTTTTTATTAGTTGAAAATAACTTCTCGACCATATTTAATTGATAATACTCTCTATTTTTTAACATTTTAATTATATTATCTTGAACCTCACGACTGTTAATAGCATCTTTTAGATTTTCAATTATGTTCTTTTTTTTTTCTATTCCGTTTATATTTATCTTTATATAGCCGTTTGTATTTGTTTGGTCATTTATATTGATTGGTACCGGGTTTTCAAATATTGAATAAATAGTAATTACACTTTCAAAATTTATAAGAAAATTACCAACCTCATATAAACCTTTTAAAATGGATGTTATCAATAGTATATTTTCATTTGCTAATAAGTCTGTAAGTATTTCTGGGTTTTTATATATTGCATAACTAATATAAGTATATACTAAAGTATTTATGGCATATTTGATATATTTTTTTTCATCGCTTCTTCTAGATCCAGAATTATAAGTATTAATAGATACTGTAACTAACTCAGTATTAAAGCTAGCGTCAAAACTGACAACGTTTGGAATGTATAGATTATTATAAATATAGTCTAAAACCTCAGGCAATATTACAATATCTTCCTCGTTTTTAAACGTATATACGCTAAATGATTTTAAATATAGGAGTAATCCTCCAGAATTTAAAAAATCGACAACATATAATCGACCTGCCTGAGTATTAAAAAATTCATATATATTTTTCCCAGCATTATATGTAGGAGAATACGTGCCATAATACGTTTGATAATCCATGCCTACTCTAAATCCATTTATAAACATTTTGGCAAAATCATCAATGCTACGTAAAGAAGGATTATCAAATATATCAATTTGTTTAATATTAAATAGGAATTCGCACGATTCATAATATGAATTATCCTTTAAAAAACTTACGATCTCGATAAATCTAGAATCAATCGGATCAAATCTGCAGGTCAGACAACTAATAAATTGTCGATTAGCTAAATTCTTGTGGACAATATCAAAAAATGGCCTATAAAAATAAGAGTCAAATATAACCTCCTGATTATAAATAATCAAATTATTTATTAATGAGTAATTATTTGTTTGTGCAAAATTATTTCCAATATAAATCTGGGATTTATCATCTATTATTTTGTGTTCTACAGTTGATAATAAAAAAATTATAACGGCGGGATCTCTTGTGATTTTAGAAATTTGCACCAAACTATTCTTAAATTTAGAATATTTAGTAGTATCACAAATGTAGTCGAAGGCATCACCATATGTTCTAAAATAATGTTTTAAAGATTGAACGCAGTCAAATATAACGCTAACATCTAATAATTTTGCTACTCGTTTTAGCAATTTTATGTCTTTATTTATTATTGATCTGTTGCCGTACATTTTAAAATCATTTAATAAATATAGATCGTCTAATGATACTCCATCTTTGATATGTCTATTTAGCATATATGCATCTTCAATCGCCATATTACATCCTCCTTACATCTATTGAACCATCATTGTTAAATATGGTTTTTACGTTTATTGGATCCGTATTTCCATATTTATACTTGTAGGTTGTTGTAATTGTTCCATCATCATTGAATACTACAGTTTTTTCAAACTTTGAATTTGTAGTAACAATTGATCCATCATCTCTGAATTCAATATGAGTGTTTATCTTGGTATCTCTAGATTGAATATACTCTAAAACCTCATTACTAAATTCCGATAACTTCCTCCCATTCTCAAGTTTGAAGTCTTCAATTTTTGTAGTAGTATTCCTGGTTAAATCATCAATCTTTTTAACCATCTCATTATACATAGCTGTAAGTTTAACAATTGCCTCTTCATTTAGTACATTTTTTATTCCAGCAACCCAGGTATCAAGCTCAGATTTTTTATTAACCATATACGTTAACATCTCTCGAGTATTGGTAGTATACCAATCATCAATAGTTGCTTTTTTATTATCGGCATAACTTACTAGGTCTCGACCCCACGTATCGATCTGCGACTTAGCAGAATTCTGCCACGCATTAATTTCTTCAGTTTCACCTCTTTTAAAATCGTCCCATTGAGAGTTCCATTGCTCAACCAACCTATCGATATTTATTGTCTGAATTATGCCAGTAACATAAGGTGTTGAGTCTCTACCGATCATATTCTCAATGTCAGAAGTTGTTATTTTAGTAACATTCTCGTTAAGTTTTATATTAGCAAGAACATACCTTTTGATATCTGATGACTGTTCAATTGCCGGTGGAGTTGGATTTGCTGAAGGGGTTCCTTTAATAACTACAATGCTTGAGTTTCGAATTTCAGTAGTCTTATTAATCTCAATTATAACGGAATCAATTCTCTTCATTGTAATCTCAGCTCGGTCAATAGTAAGAACTGTAGGCATCTCACTAACCATCCATGTATGATTAAACCAAGCTCGTCCAGTTCCAACTTGTATTTTCATACTTTCTGAGTCATATGGGGACACTCTAAAAGCATCCCCAAAACCCATATAAATTCCATCTTTTATCAGACCATCGAATATCCTACCGAAATCTTCAGCATTATATTTTCGATCGTGATTAAAGCTATTATAAAATCCACTTTTTATAGACATTTATACCTCCTTTTACTTCATAAGATATTCACTTAATATACTATTCCAATTAACATCCCAAAACATCATTAAGTTTCTAAATGTCTTATTGCCTATTAAGTCTTTTATTATCTTTTCAGATAGTGTATTTAATTTTATACTTGTCTTGCTGTTTACTTTTTTTTCTCTGTAACCTATAGACATAATATCGATGATCGACTTTCTAAGATACTCAATGAATATAGGCTTAGCAGTTAATACATCCTGAACTGCCAAATTCTTAAGCGATAATATAAAAGGTCTTAATACTGATTCATTGTATTCAACCATAGCATTATACCTAACTTCATTAAATATATCCTCTACAATCTTACGGTTATCTTTTCCTTGTTGGATTGACTTTTCACATCTGTTCTTGAACTCTATCTGAGCTCGTCTTCCAACGCCATTTATCTTATCCCTAAGAATCTCACGATTGTCATAATAATATGCTGTTCCTTTCTTTGTATATATACCATACATTGTTGTTCCTAGAAAAGATGAAAGTAATGCGTATTTCTGATCACCGACACCATCACTTGATGAGATATAATCTTTAATAGTACTGTACAATATCTCATACCATTCAACTTCCTTG